GGCCCGGAGCCCCCTAGGTCGTAACCATCACAGGGAGTCCCCTTTTCTTCTCAGCCTACCGCGAGGGGTTCCAACCCTCATGACGCAGGATAACTCCTTTCGGGAGCTCCATGTCACGGCGGTTCTGAGCCTCAGAGCCGGGACTTTCCGCACAGACCACATTTCCGCTCGCCGGACTGCGTCCCATCTACTTTGTCTTCTTGACGTCTATCAGGATAACCCCGTTGTCATGCTCGGAATATGGCGGAAGATCTTCCTCAACCTCAATCATGAGGGGAAAAGTCTCCTTCCGCTTTATCCTAGGCACGAGATACCAACGCCGAGTTTCAGCCCAACTGACACTACTAGTGGCCGACCTCTCACCGAAACCAGAGAGGTAAGGCAAAAAATTAGGACTAGTAGGTCGAATGAGTGACAACTTTAACTTGAACTCGAGTTCTGATCTTTTACAACGGGAAGCGAAATCCACTCCCCACTTCCACGCCGCAAGCTCCATTGCACTAACTTTCCTATCTTCTTTCTTCAGCGTATCCGGATCGACAAATGTGCAACCGTCACGAGGGACGACTACGTTGTGATCGGGACCTAACTGAGGAAGCTCTTCAGAAGGCCTATCCAAACGGAGGTTCCACTTACGAGTCAAACGCCACGCGAGTTCACCACGGAAACCTAACTCGCAGGTAGTCAGCCTATATTGTTTTAAAGACGGAAGATGCCATCTAAAAAACTCAAAGCCAGCTCTGAACCTGCTAGGTCCGTGGATCCCCCGAAGGAAATCCTCGTAAGTCCTACAGAGTGAAGTGATGTCTCCACACTCCTTAAGCATACCAAAGCGCAACGTCTGGCGCACTTTATATTTTCCCTTTTCGCGTACTACTAAGGTAGAATTAAGCGAGCCGTAATCGGCCGATACACTCGTTTTTGTCTTCTCGACTTCTAAACCTAGCTGTGACACTACGTCCATCCACTGCTGAGAGAACTCAGGTTTGGAACGGAAAAGTATGTCGTCACCGTTGATCTTACAGGGCATGCCCCGACCTCCGGCCCATAAAAATGCCATTCTGTTCTGAATGCATAGTAAGGGAAAAGAGAGGTAGGAGCCCATCATCTGGCCAACGCTAGGCGTGAAATCGAGATTATTTTCAAGGTTATACAAGTTAGGCCGCATAATGCTTAAAGCAGCTTTCATAACTGACTGCGGTACAGAAACCGTAGAGGTACAGATAGTCGCAATGATCATTTCGGCAACCTCAATACTGAGGTTGTCGGTAGCGGACTTGTAATCACCAGAGGTGAGGACCTCCCCTTCAACATACCTAAAGTCTTTCAGACCTTCGGTAGTAACATCCCCGCGATTGAGCCAACTCTGCTTGGACAATCTGTCATAAATAGCCTTGTGAAAAGGTCGTAGACAGAGAGTATCAGCAGAAAATTTGGTCAACGCACGGGGCTTACCAGCCGACTGAACGACAATCATTTTCGCCCGACAATCAAGATCAAAATCGACGTCCTCAAGGCAAGCCCTAAGGAAAGAAGAATGATCCATGCCGGATCCCAGTGATCCGCCGTCCTGCCTGGAGGACTCAGTAGTTGAAGAAAGGGGAGGCGAGGTGGAAGTGACGTGGTCCTCGTAGAGGCCCCGATCCCACCCAGGAGGGAAGAGCTTACGCACTTCCTGCTGGACGAACGGGAGGTAACCTCGAGGGAGTGACCGTGGGGGCCGAGAAAGAGACGACTTAAGGCCGTGCAGCATCGTGGCCTCCATACACCGACAACTGTCGGGTAGGAGCTTCTTGATGGACTGCCAAGCCATAATCTGTCCCTGATCCTCGGAAGGGCAAGATCCAATGAGAGACTTAATCTTCTTGGCATAGCCACTACACGTAGTGACTTGCCGGAGATCATACTCTCGAGTTGGCTGTTGGAAAATGCGCTCCCACGTCTTGATGGCTCGCTCGACCGTTTTACCGGTACGAGCCTGATAGACGCGGCATTGCCGCGCAGCGGGCTGTTCGTTTCTC